GATCTGATGCAGCCCAGGCTTGTGATCGTCTTTATCCAGATTTGCGTGATACTTTGTTATCAAACTATCTTTGGTCTTGGAGCGTGCAGAAACAAAAGCTTGCCAGGTTATCTACAGCTCCAATAGGTGAATGGAAGTATGCTTATCAGATGCCAGGCGATATGCTTTCTGGTGTGATTGCTTTATTCCAAAGTTCTGGTGTGGGTCAAATTCCAACTAGATATGGTTGGGAAATTTACGGTGACCAGGTTTTTACAAATTTTGAAACAGTGTTTATTGATTATCAATCATCGGTAAATGAAAGCAAAATGCCAGCTTATTTCATTGAGCTTTTGACTTATGCGTTAGCTTCTAAGCTTGCTTTTGTTATTACAGATCAAATTGCCAAGGCAGATTACTTTAGAGGTGAGGCGTATGGTTCTCCTTCCGATTCTGGACGTGGTGGAAAAATGCGCGTTGCCATGAATATTGATGGTCGTGGCAAGCCACCTCAAATTATTGAAGACTATTCGTTAATTGATGCGAGATACTAAAATGAGGATTGTACAGTTTCAAACCAATTTCTCGGTTGGTGAGCTTGATCCTCTTATTCGTGCGCGTACTGATTTACAGCAATATCAGAACGCTCTTGAAGAGGCGACTAACATAATCATTCAGCCCCAGGGTGGATTTAAGCGCCGTGATGGGCTTCAGTTTATTTTTGATTTTGGGGCTACGTTTACTGATTTTAAAGTTATTCCTTTTGAGTATAGCGTTAATGATAGTTATTTTTTGGTTTTTGTTAATCAACGGATCTATATATTCAAGTCTGGTAATATTCAAACGAACATTAATGGCACCGGCAATTCTTATCTTGTGGCTTCGTCTATCACGACTGCAATGCTGGATAACCTTAATTATACGCAAGCTGTTGATACGCTTATTCTTTGCCATGAAGATTTACAAACTAAGCGTTTAGTAAGAAATTCAGATACAAATTGGACGCTAGAAAATTTGCCTTTGAAGAATATTCCTAAATATCCTTATGCTTTTGATGTGCATCAACCAGATTTTACAATTACGCCTAGTGCTACTACTGGCAGCATTACGATCACGGCATCTGCAACAACAACCTCAACAGGGTCTGCACAGGGAGGTTCTGCTGATACCATAACGCTCAAAGCCGCTAGTCCATATGCGGACGATCAACCAAACGGCATGTTCATTACTTTAACTGCCGGTACGGGATCTGGACAAACTCGTCATGTTGAAGATTACGTTGCTTCCACAAAGGTGCTTACTGTTTATCCTGCTTGGTCTACAGCTCCAGATGCTACTACAGATTATAAGGTAGAAGCATTTGCACCCGCTGCGGTTGGCGAATATTTGCAAGTGCTTACAACTTTTGGCCGCGCTAAGTATGTTGAGTATGTATCTGCAACAGTAATGAAAGCTGTTGTTGAAGTTCCATTTTTTGATACTGGCGCTATTATTGCCGGTGACTGGGAAAGTGAGCATGGCTATGAGGATGTTTGGTCAACCACTCGCGGGTGGGCTAAGTCTGCCGCATTCCATGAGGGCCGGTTATATTTCGGGGGGTCAAAGTCTCGGCCCAACACAATTTGGGGTTCTGGTGTTATCAATTACTTTGATTTCACTGCTGGCACTGGCCTGGATGACGAAAGTGTTGAAGCAACAATAAACACAAATCAGCTCAACACAATTGTAAATTTATTCTCTGGCAATGACTTTAGAATATTCACAACTGGCGGTGAGTTTGTTGTTTTGCAAACTGGCGATAATCCAATTACACCGGCTTCATTTTTTATTCGGCCACAAACTCGGCTCGGATCTAAAGCCGGTATTCCAATTGAAGACTTGAATGGTGCGTCTATTTTCATTCAGCGCCAGGGTAAGTCTATTAATGCTTTTCAGTTTGGAGATACAACTGCATCGTATCAAGTGCAAAATATATCCGCTCTCAGCTCTCACTTGTTAAAGAATCCGGTTGATATGGCTGCGCGTCGAGCGGCATCAACAGACGAGTCAGATCGTTTATTTATCGTTAATGGCACTGATGGGTCAATGTCTGTCTATTCTATTCTTGTCGGTCAGAATGTTATTGCGCCAAGTCGGTTTACCACTGATGGCGAGTTCATTGCTGTTGGTGTTGAGATTGCAGATGTTTTTGTTATTGTGAAGCGGAGCATAAACGGCGAGAACAGATACCTGCTAGAGAAGTTCAACCCAGATTTCACACTGGATAGCGCAAAGTCTGGCGGAGCGGCCTCTGGAGTGAGCATGCCTCAACTTAAGGGAAAGAGTGTTGCTATTATTCGTGATGGCGTTGTGGAGCCTTCTCAGACGGTCCCAACGTCACCGTCACCGTACTCAGTGATCTTTGAGTCACCGGCCACATCTAGTTATCAGGTTGGTTTGAACTACACGGTTACAGCTCGCACAATGCCAGCGGAACCGGTTTTATCATCTGGATCTGTTCAAGGATTTAAGAAGCGTATTATTCAAGTTGATGCGATTGTTAATGACACAAAGGATATGACGATCAACGGCAAGCAAGTTTCGTTTAGGGATTTTGGGGAGGATGTTTTAGATTCTTCAGTCCAGCCGTTTACCGGCATTAAAACTATGAACGGAATGCTTGGTTATAGTGGCACTGGGCAAATAACGATAAGCCAATCGGTGCCATTGGAAATGACCGTTCTTGGTCTTGAATATCGTTTAAGCGTGGGGAATTAATATGGCACAGATTGGCTTAATGATGGCAACTGGTGGCGCTCAAATGGCAATGGCGGGTGTTTCTGCTATTGGGCAACTGGCCGCTGGTTCTGCTCAAAAAAGACAATACGCACAGCAAGCCAGGCAAGCTGAAATTCAAGGCAGATCTCAGGCTATTGCATACAAGCAAAAGGGCGCTGATGCGTTACGCAATTTAAATGAAACTCTTGCAGCAATTATATCTCGCGGTGCTGCCGGTGGCATTGATCCTACATCTGGATCTGCTGCAACGCTGCAACAATATGCAATGGGCGAAGGTGTTAGGGAATTTAATATTGCGGCAGACAATGCAGTCATGGCGCTTGGTCAAGCAAGCACTCAAGCCGGTATTTATCAATCTGCTGGTAGAGCCGCTCAATTAAGTTCTTTTGTTTCGGCTGCGGGTACTCTCGGTCAAGGCGCATATAGATACGGGCAATTACAGTAGGTTTATAAATGGCTATTCTTCCAAGATACCAGCAAATTGGTTTAAAGACCCGCCAGCCTCAACAGATGGATTTTGCTGCTGCGCGTGAGCAAGCCAAGCTGGGACAGAACATTTCTCAGCAACTTGATCGTATGTCGGACTTTGCGTTTAAAAAAGGCGCGGAACAAGCTGAACTGCGTGGTCAAGAACGTGTGCGTGAAGAAGGGGCATTGCCTACCCTTGAGGCATTACAGCAAGCCGGTGGTCCTACTACAATCGCAGAACGTGCTGCATCTGACGCCGCCAATAGAATTGCCGTTGTAGAAGTCGAAAGCTTGGCGAAGCAGGATATGCAGAATCTTGTTCGTGAAGCAGATAAGACCAATATGTCGATGACTGCCTTTGAAGGTTCTATGGCAGATATTCGTGATGGTTATGCAGCTTCATTAGATGCGGTTGATCCTGTTGCTGCTGGTGTTTTAGCAGCGCGTCTTTCCAATAGCTCTATGACTTATCAGGGCCGGTATGCCGATATTGCTTCAAGAAAAGCTGTTGCTGCTGCGGCGGCTAGAGTATCAGAAATGGTTAGTGTTGAATCCCAATTCATACTTGATAGTGCAACGGTTCCTGGCGCGACTAGAGAAAACCTTGAATTGGCTGGGAAGAACTTGCTTGAAGCTCAGCTTACTAAAGGCGTTAACGAAAAAACTGCTCGTAAAGTTGTTAATTCAGTATTGAGGCAAGCCCTTCGTCAAAACAGATTGTACCTCTTTGATAATGCTGCTGACGTTAAGCAGAAGAAAATATTGCTTGATGAGTATGAAAAGAATCCGTTGACTGGATATACATATGAGCAAAATAGATCTTTTACAGGCTCTCTGGAAAGCAACTTAAATGCTGAAGTTAGAAAAGCTCAAAGCTTTGCACTAGATGAT